GGCAGACGTTTACCTAGAGAATTTGAAAAGAATGATATTACATTTGAAAGTTTAATTGATTGGAAAAGATGGGACGCTGGCGAGTGTATCACTTCGCAGTACTTTAATACTTACTTTAGCCTACAAGCAGAGTCAACAGTGTTACACCGTTATAGTTTCTTTACTGAGAAAACTTGGAAGCCTATTATCGCCAACCACAATTGGATTACACTAGGTAGTCAGACTCATTATGAAAAACTACGCAAGCTAGGGTATGAAGTACCAGACTGGAAGTGGACTAGCTGTGAAGATTGGAAAGATAGACTCAAAGGTTGCATAGAACAAATCAAGATACAAAAAGAATACGGCCTGCATCAATGGGATATAGATACCAGACCCGAGCGTAGACACAATCAACATGTATTTTGGAAACAGTTCGAAGACTACTATTGGACAACGAGGCAAGAGATATCTGAGTGGTTTGTTGATCTAGGTGGAAAAATTTAGTCTACTCGTCGAACGAGTGTAATTGATTTTTTCTTAGTACGTTTTTTAGCAAGTTCATTTAATGATGTAGCTGGACCGTATAATATTTCTAAATCTTTGTTAATGAATGTTTGCAAGAATGGTTTAAACTGTGTCCACTCTTCACGTAAGAAAATATTAATTGGTATCGAACGATTTGATTCCCACCACCATGTTTCGGCTAATTCTAAGAATCTTTGTTTTAATTCTAAATCAACAATACGACCAAAGTCGTACATTGTTGTTACTAACTGGTCTCGATTCTGTACTATGCCCACGTATTCGGCACGGCCATACATTACTACAGTAATAAATGGGTACTTTTCGCTCAGTTGTTTAAAAAAATCGTTTGACATGTTTGATAAATATGTTTATGTATAATACTCAAGTCTATTTATATAATCAGGACCAGTTGGTAATATTAAATGATTATTCCAACAGCAAAATAACATCAGTGAGGTGGGCACCCGTGTACGCAAAAGATTTAAAACTACATAAAGGCACTGACAACGTATTGACATTTAGATTCGTCAATCAAGATCAGAAGCCTGTATCGTTAACAGATACAACCGTTACATTTAGATTAATTAATCGTGAAGGCGAAGAATTAATATTAACAAAAGATTTAGAAATGCTCGACGCAGTTAAAGGTAAAGCTAAAGTTACTATAACAGAAGCTGAACTAGATCAAGTAGTGGCACAAAAAGCACACTATAGTTTAGAACGCAAACAAACGTCAAGTGCAGTATATAATCCTGGATTTATGGACGACGATGCCGGTGCCCGAGGTGTTGTTGAGATATTAGATAGTGTTATGCCACTCCACACAGCGAGCAACACAGTTACTATTCCTGATCACGGTAACGTAGCAACATATAATTCAAGTACTTGGTTAGGTAATGATAGAGGGTTACAAACATTACAATACACACCAAGTTCATTTACAGGTAACTTACAAGTAGAAGGTGCCGTTGACGATTCGGGTCAATGGTATGATGTTGAATCTACAGTAACATTATCTGCCACATCGACTACAGGCTATATAAATATCAATGGATTTCATCCTTACTTAAGATTAAACATTGAAGAAACATCTGGTAATATAACAGATGTAAAAATTAGATAGGCACTGCTTGAATAAAATTAAAAAAATCGTCGGCTTTGGCGATAGCTGGACGTACGGTGACGAGCTTGTAGATCCTGAATTACTTAAACAAGATAAAGACGCACATACATCCTGGCATCAAAACAATGACTACCGAACAACTAACTGTTTTTTAGGACACCTAGGTCGTCACTATGACGTTCCTGTTGAAAATTACGGAATACCAGGAGGTAGCTTACAGAGTGCCCAATGGACTTTTCTTTGGTGGCTAAGGCAAGAACCAAACCCAGAACAGTGTCTAGTGTTGCACGGTACAACAGATAATGATCGTTTTACTTTTTATGATCCAAATCATAAACACTACGGTGAAGACCCAGCGTGGAATAAGTTCGTACATTCAACCTGGATAGAGTATGGTAGTAGTACTATTCCTAAGCATTTTCGAGAAATAGGTAAAGCATTAATAGCGTATAGTGTATGCGATGAACTTAACGAATATAATTATGAACAAGCACTTGGTCTATTTGATGGCAAGAGTGCTAGGCTAAACATTCCAATGCTACAGTTTCATATTATGCCACCACTAGTACCTGTAGATGTTCCTACATTGATATGGCCTGAGCGTAATTACTGTCATTGGATAGTAAATCATCCTGAAAGAAAAACACTAACAGCACCATTGGGCCATCCAAATGAAATTGGTCACAAAAAGATATCAAAACATTTGATTCCGGAGATAGATTCTGTTATACTAACTTGATGTTAGATATAACCACAATACTTCCTGCAAAACATAAAAGAACTGCCTCTGGTTGGGTAAGTTTCAATGCTGTCTGTTGTACACATAATGGTGAGAATCAAGATAAAAGACAGCGTGGTGGTGTCAAGCAAAATGGTGATGATTGGTCTTATCACTGTTTCAACTGTGGATACAAAGCAAGTTTTAAGCTAGGACGTACACTAAGTTATAAAGCACGCAAGCTATTAGGGTGGATGGGGTTAGATCAAAATACAATATCAGGTATAAACCTAGAAAGTCTAAAACATAAGGACTTAGCAGAGCTAGTTGAGTCAAGACAGAGAGTTGAAGTTAATGTAAACTTTGATCATAAACAGCTACCAGAAGAACTACGTTTATTAGAAACATCAGATGCGGAGTTCATTGAATACTTGCGAGGCAGAGGAATAGATTGGGAAGACTATCCTTATATGATAAGTCCAGATGAGAACGGACGTAATGCAAAACGTATTGTTGTGCCTTACACTTATGAAGGAGATGTAGTAGGTTGGTCAGCACGTTACTTAGATAACCGTAGTCCAAAGTTTATTAATGAACAACAGCCAGGATATGTATTTGGTATAGATCTACAACAGGAACATTGGACACAGTTAATTGTTGTAGAAGGATTGTTTGATGCACTCAGTGTTAATGGTGTAGCAGTGTTACACAATACAATTAATGACAAACAAGCACAAATAATTAAAAAACAACACAAACAAATAACAGTAGTACCTGATCAGGATGAAGCAGGGCTTCGCTTAATTGATCGTGCTGTTGAGTTGGGTTGGGCCGTAAGTATTCCGGACTGGCCTGGTCATATCAAAGATGTTAATGACGCTGTAAAACATTATGGCAGATTAGGCACATTGATAACTATTATGAATAGTAGAGAAACTAGTAAAATTAAAATTGAATTGGCTAAACGTCGACTTGTTAAAAGGGTGAAATAGAGTTATAATAAACTATGGCTAACACAACAAAAGAATATACATTAGAAATGCAAAAACTGTTCTTGGAGATGATGCTTCAGGACGCACAAAGTTATATACGTGTTCAAAACATATATAATCCAGAAAACTTTGATCGTAGTTTACAAAGCGTAGCTGAGTTTATTAAAGAGCATGTAGACAACCATAAGAGTATTCCTACACTGCAACAAGTGCAAGCAGTAACAAGTCAAAAATTGCAAACAGTTCCAGACTTAAATGACGAACACTATGATTGGTTCTTTGAAGAGTTTGAAGGCTTTACTAGACGACAAGAATTAGAACGTGCTATTCTTAAGTCAGCAGACATGTTAGAAAAAGGTAACTATAATCCAGTAGAAAAATTAATTAAAGACGCAGTGCAAATTAGTTTAACTAAAGACATGGGTACAGATTACTTTGATGATCCTAGAACTAGATTAGAATTACTTAAAAGTAAGAATGGTCAAGTATCAACAGGTTGGCCAATGTTAGATAAAACATTGTATGGTGGATTTAACAGAGGTGAGCTTAACATATTTGCTGGAGGTTCAGGATCAGGCAAGAGTTTGGTTATGCAGAATTTAGCAGTAAACTGGAGTCAGCAAGGGCTGAATGGTGTGTACATTACATTAGAGTTGAGTGAAGGACTCTGTGCTATGCGTATTGATAGTATGATGACTAATACTGCAAGTAATCAGATCTTTAAGAACTTAGATGATGTTGAAATGAAAGTTAAACTAGTTGGCAAGAAGTCAGGCAAGTTACAGATTAAATATTTGCCAGCACAATCAAATGTTAATGATATTAGAGCGTACTTAAAAGAGTTAGAGGTGCAAACAAAAACTAAAATATCTTGGTTATGTATTGATTACTTGGATTTGATTATGCCTGTGAGTGCTAAGGTAAGCCCAAATGATTTATTTGTCAAAGACAAGTATGTATCTGAAGAACTACGTAATCTAGCAAAAGAACTGGATATTATATTTGTAACTGCATCACAGTTGAATCGTGGAGCAGTAGAAGAAGTAGAATTTGATCACAGCCATATTGCAGGAGGTATTAGTAAAATTAATACTGCTGATAACGTGTTTGGTATATTCACAAGTCGTGCAATGCGAGAAAGAGGAAGATATCAAATACAATGTATGAAAACTAGGTCAAGCTCAGGTGTAGGTAGTAAAGTTGACTTAGAATTTAACTTAGAAAGTTTAAGAATTACTGACCTGGGTGAAGAAGAACAGTCATCGGGTTATTCACAGCAAGCACCAAGTGACTTAATGAAGTCAATTAAAACTACTACTA